TTAATCATTGACTTTCTTTTAAATTTTTGATATAATAAATATATCAAAGGAAAGGAAATAATAAATATGAAAAAGGAAGTTTTAGGCGTCAATCAAACTAAGGCAGAATTTGTCAAGTCCATTCATGGTTGGTTGATGCGTACACTTAAATCTTTAGATCGTGAAGAATATCAAAAATGTTTCAAAATTGAAGGGTCTAGTATTATGTGTGAACTTCCAGATAATTTTTTTGATAATTATGAAATTCCTTCTGGTACACGCGTTGAAATGAAATTTATTACAAAGAAATCTTAAAATTTAAGCCGTCACAGCAATCTTTTTAAGTGGTTAATTTATTTTGATTGAGAAGCAAAATGATAGATGGTTCGAACCCATCACAATTAAACAATTAACGGCTTAGTATTATTATTACAAATAAGGCACATACAGCAATTATTTTTATAATTACAGAATATAGATATTGGCAGTATATTAAAGTAAATTATTAGTGCCTTGAATTTATGCCGGTGTGGCGCAACGGTAGCGCAATCGCCTTGTAAGCGATAGGTTGTGGGTCCGATTCCCTCCACCGGCTCCACTTTTAAAAGGAGTTTATTATGGGATTTTTCACTAAAAAGAAACCAGTTCAAGAACCGCCAAAACCCGTTGAAAAGAAGTGTCAACATAAATTTCAAGATTTTCCTTGGTTTTTAACTTGGGATTTACAGTATAATCGCTATACAATTAAAGTAATTGAACCTTATGTTTGTATCTTTTGCGGCGAAAGACAAAATAAAGTTCTCGCATCTTACACAGGCACAAATTACAATGAAGGTGAAAAACTTCTTAATCAGCTCCGAAATCGCTTTGATAATCATATCAAATATCAAGAAGAAGTAGAAGACATGATAAATGATATGGTTCTAGTAGACCCTGAATATTTAAAATGGTATCATTTGCTGCGTGAACAACAAGACCCATCTACCTCGCGGCCGCAAGCCGAATTTAATAAGAAACCAGAATTAAAGTTATGATAAATAGGCACACACAGCAACTTACATAGTCAATCTATGTGTCATCGGTTCGAGTCCGATTATGCCAACCAGAATCTGGCGTATCACCCAGTTGGTAGGGTAATAGAAAAAATGTGCCTAGATGAAAGGACTCTATGAAGATTTACATTTCCTATTTTGCTCAAATTCGTAATTTCCCGCCCAATTTGGTCGGGCTTTCTACTGCGGTTTGGAATCCAAAATGGCTCCAAAAAGGAAGAAGTCAAAATGGAATTATTTGGTTAGATATTCCACCACTAAAACCCGGAAAGAATTGTGATGGATTGTGTAATGGCAAATGCTCTCCTAAACATCCAAATAATTGTAATTTCCTGCGCGAATATAAAAATCAGCTAGATAAGATAGACTTTAATATGCTGATGGAGCATCTCCAAGTATTAAGTGAAACTATAAAAGTTGGAGAACAATTTGATGATGTAGATTTTGCGTTGTTAGTCTATGAAAAATATGATAATATTTGTTCTGAACGATGGCCTCTTATTCGGTGGTTTAAAGAGCATAATATGGAGTTAAAAGAATGGCAATTAGACAAAAACCAATAACTACAGAAAAAGAATTTTATGAATTATTAAGTAAAATAGATCCCCATGAGCGCGGCGAAACTTTATACATTCAATGGAATCCAAATTATGAAGCAAATGATGAAAATTGGCCACGGGTAGAATTACTAGAAAACTTTCTTTGGATTCATACTGGCCCAAATGATTGTTGGTGGTATATTGAAAACGGAGATGCCCGTGCTTGGAAAATGTTTCCTAATTTTGAAGAAAGACAACTACCTTGGGGACTAACCTAATGGTAGGGTATTCGGCTCTGACCCGAAGTGTGATAGTTCAATTCTATCGTCCCCAGCCATATGGGAGTGTAGCTCAGTAGGAAGAGCACTAGACTTTTAATCTAGGCGTCGAGGGTTCGATTCCCTCCACTCTCACCAATTATAATATGCGGTATTAGCGTAGAGGCCGAACGCGGGAGTTTGCTAAACTCTGCCGACCTTAGATGGTCCGAAGGTTCGAATCCTTCATACCGCGCCAGGGAAGCCATTAAACCGACGTGTTAGTATCAGCTGCTACGGCACTAGTAGGTGAAACCGTATTTGCAAAAATGATGGTAAGGCACTTCCTACCAATTGTGGACTGTTGGCTTAGAAGCAGCCATCAGCTAAGGAGTTCTAAGTTCTCCCGTGGGTGCGAAATGTATCAAAAGGCTACGGCTGTGGAACGTCCTTTTGAGTATGATGTACCGGCGGATAATGGGAACATGAGATTTGGCGTAATAGCACACCACAAATATTGAGCTGGTCAGAGTAGCGTGCAGAAAGCTCAAGAGAATAAACACGGGGTTACTACATAGCTCATCTACCACGTGTAGAAGGAGCGGAAAAGTCGCTTTGCGACTTTGTATAATGCGGTGGCGGAATAGGTAGACGCTATGACTCTAAGATGGTGCAGTGGTCGCTGAAAGACCTGCGATAAAGGTAGGGGTAATATAGAGTTGGCACGAGAGAAAATCCATCATGTGTGGTGCAAATCCACACCCGCATAAATAGACTTGCCCGCGCCTCTGATTCAAGCGTACCTGGGGAGCACGCGGCCACAGCGGTTAAAGTGGCTTATGCGCCATTGGTGTAACGGTAACATATTAGCCTTCCAAGCTGAGGTTGTGGGTTCAAGTCCCATATGGCGCTCCAATATAGCCCGGTAGTCTAGCGGCAGGACACGTGGCTTTGACCCACGGCGTGTTGGTTCAACCCCAACCCGGGCTGCCATTTTAGACGCCATTGCGCTAAAACAACAGCAATTATATTTTGGCTCCATTTTATTTTTGTTTATAGGGCGTCTAGTAATTATTCTAGGAGGTATTCGGAATGGATAAGATAGAAGAATTTATTAATCGTCGTTTTCAATCAGATTGTGATTGGCTAGAAGGAAATTGTTATTACTTCGCACGCATTCTCAAAATGCGTTTTAAGGGAGAAATTTGGTATGACCTTGTTGAAGGGCATTTTCTTTTCCGTAGTTTTGATAAGTTTTATGATTGGAGTGGCTGGCGCGAAGAATATGATTTTAACAAGCCAGAAACCGTTGAAAATTTAGTTAAATGGGCCGATTACAAGAGAGTTGATCCAGTACACTATGAACGAATTGTGAGGGATGTAATAGAATGAGTAAGTTTTTAAAGAATATTAAGGATTTAGAAGCATTTAAGGCAGCGGTACGCAGGTGTACTGGTGATGTTTTTCTACTGAAGAATGATGGTAGTGAAGAGTTTAATTTAAAGAGTACACTTTCAGAATATCTTGGATTGGCTAGATTAGCTGACGCTCATGGGGATGAATATGAGATTTTTTGTCAGTTACCTGCCGATGAAAGCATTCTATTAAAGTATTTCTTTGAGAGATAATGGAATAGATTTGATGTAAATTTAATACTTATATTATGAAGAACGCCCGCGTTTGCGGGCGAATTTTTTATATGGAGGAGAAAAATGAGAAATTTTAGAAGTACTCCTGCAAACGTAGCAGAAAAATATTTTAGAGGAAATTCTTTTATTTCAACATATTATCCAATTAATTTTACTGTGAATGATCGATATGTTTTTTTTACCTCATTATTAGGAAAATTACCAGGAACAACAGGCTTTAACGTTGGAGAAAGGGCCATGAGTATGCTATATGGCCCTGCACGAAATCCTCTAAATCAAGACAAACGTTCTAAAGAGGCACCAAAAATTCAACAAGCGATTGAGTTTTTAGGCCATGCAGTAGAATTAGAAAGCGCTAGAGAAAACCAATTTTTAAATTATTATTTACAAGGCCATCCAGAATTACAAGATATATTTAATCAAATAAAAGATAGTAATGACCCGTATCAAGAATTACTATTAAAAATTAATATTGCGTTAAAAGGTTATGATAATTTTAAAAAAGAAATAGATAAAGAAATACAAAGAATTAAAAATAAGCGTGAAATACAGCAAATTAAGCGGCAAATGGAAGCAATAAAAAAAAATAAAATATTGTCTAGTAAAAAAAAAGATGAAGCCCTATCTGAATTGTATAAACAATATCGTGATCTCAATGGCGGTTCAGATTATTTTGATAAAAATAATAAAGCGAAAACGGATGGCTTTGGAGATACTGCTAGTACACCCTATTTCAATGTAGATGGTAAAAAAATGTTTGAAAGCGTTTTTACTGGAAAACAACGTAATCTTGGCCAAATTGGAGAAAAAATTATCGTAAAATATGGTGCTAAATTATTTAAAATAAATAAAGGAAAATTACAATTAAATAATCGTCAATTAACAGTATTATTAAAATTAATTACACAAAAAGCTTATGAAATGTTAGCAGTGCAATTTAAAGGCGGCGTTTCACGCCAAGCCGGTGAAAGCGTTGCTAAACGAAATAAACGTATTGATCAAAATTTAGATGAATTATTAAAATTAGATGGTGAAATGGATAAATATGTTAATAATATTTTAGAATCAGATAATTTAGAATCTTATCTAGATAGTATTGCTGATCAATATCAAATTCCTGATTATGATACTATAAATGATATTAATAAAATTAATAATTCTATTAAAATAATAAAAGAACGCTTACGAAAATCTTATGAAGAAGAAAAAACACATAATAAAGAATTATTAACTGACTTTGATACTTGGCGAAAACAAAATGGCGCGTCAGATAGAGATTTGAAAGAAATGGTTTATATGACTTCAAAAATTTCAGCACAAGCTTTTTACACAAATGAAGGTATGGCATTAGAACCATTAATTCTTAGTAGATTTGAAGGTACTGTTAGTGGTAGAAGTAATATTACAGAAGACTTTTCTGCTGGTAAATTAATAGTTAATATAGACTATGAAGAACAATTATCAGGCCATCAGCAACATTTAATTCAAAAAACAGAAAAACAATTAAATAAAATGCAAAAAGAAGCATATGGTAAAATGAGAAAAACAGAAACTCAAGCTGATTATGAACATAATGGTAAAGTTTTAGTAGAATTACATGAACAACAACAAAAAGCATTGAATGAACTTCAGCAACAATTAAATATTGATAAAGAAGTATTTAATCAAATGTTTACACACATTAACGTACATGGTACTGTAAAAGGATATGGTTCTATTGATGCAACTACTTCAGCATTTGAAGGCGCATCATTTGGTAAAAATATTGAAGAACAAATTGGTATTATAGATAGTATGGCTGAAATGGGCGGTATTACTATTGGAGATAAAAATTGGCTTATATTTGCATTAATTAATTGCGGTAATGGAATGATTGGTAGCGGAAATAAACATGCTCTTGAAGATTACTTATCTGCATTTGTAGGGCTCTTAATGTTCAATGATGCAACTCAAATGATACAAGATGTAATAGATTTTACTCAAAATAATTATATCATGGATTATGAAGGCCCACAAGATATACACCTTTATACTTTAAATAATAAATATGTCCCAGCATCTTATATTCTAAATCAAACATATGAGCATTTACGTTATGCTTTTGGAATAATTGATTCAGAATTAGGAAAAAATCATGGAACTAATGTTACTTTGAAAACATATAATCCTTCACAAACATCTAATTTTACACAAGATGAATTAAGATTTCCACCCGGAGCACGATGGCAAACAGAAAAAGCCAATGCATTGGCACAAACTTCTCTTACTATGACATTTTTAGCGCATTTTTTAGATTTATTAAAATCTATCAGTGAACAATTAAATTTTATATAAGAGGATTTTATATTATTTTTATTAAATTATCACTACCTACTTTATGAGAAAATAAAATCTCATTTATTCTATCTATGGAGGGGGAAGGCCAATGGGGACACAAGCCCAACAAGTATGGGAGTGGATAGGAAAAAATATCTGGCAAATAATTGTTTTTGGCTCTTTATTTATTCAAATAGCTCCCATAAAAATAAATCCTTGGTCTGCTTTAGTTAAATGGATTGGAAAATTAATCACCGGCGATGCGTGTACTAAAATTGACGGTCTAATTGAAAAAGTAAATAAAATTGATGGATTGGTTCAATCGGTAAATAACCTTAAAACCGATATAAAAAATATCAATCAAGAAGTAATGACAAACGAAAAAGACCGCATCCGCTGGGAAATTTTAGATTTCGCTAATTCATGTCATAACGGCAGAAAACATACTCGTGATGAATATCGTCATATAGACAAATTAAATCATAAATATATTCAACTATTAGAAGAAACCAATGATAGCAACGGTGAATTTGAAGCTGAATATGATTATATTAAAGAACTATATGCAGAACGTATTCGTAAAAATGATTTCTTAGAAAATAGGGAGGGATTATCATGACTAATTTTAAAAGATGGATCGCGGCCGCAGGAGTCCGCGCTATAAAAACAGTCGCACAAACAGCAGTAGCAACAATTAGTACAAGTGCTATTATGTCAGAAGTAAACTGGCCCGTTGTAGCGTCAGCATCTTTATTAGCTGGTATTTTAAGTCTTTTAACTAGTATTGCTGGTCTACCAGAATTAAAAGAAGAGGAAGAAGCATAATGCTTCTTCCTTGACTTTTTTTATATTTTGATATATAATATTATTATAGAAATAAAGGAGGATATTCTGTGGAAAAACGAAGTAAAGAAAAGCTAATACCACTCGAAATTTATACAGATGGTTCACTTAAAAAGATGGGACAACGCTCAACTTTTGGAGGCTGGGCCTTTTATGCGTTACGTGAAGGAAATGATTTTTATCATAAATCTGGAAGTGTTGCTATGACAACAAATCAACGAATGGAATTACTTGCTATTCTTGAAGCATTAAAATATGCCCAGGGTATCCGACAAAAAGGAGAAAAAGTAATTATTTATAGTGATTCTGCTTATGCTATTAATTGTTATAAACAAGAGTGGTATGTAAGCTGGCGGACTAACGGCTGGCAAAACTCTAAAAACCAGCCCGTCGCAAATCAAGATTTATGGCAAGAAATTATTCCGTTCTTTGATAATTTTTGGTATGACTTCCGCAAAGTAGAAGGACACACTGGGAATTACTGGAATGAACAATGTGATAAGCTCGCACAATTAGAAGCAGAAACACTAAAAATACATTGGCGAGGTTAATATGAATAATAGTATTTATGAGGTTACAAGAGAAGATTATAAGGGCTTTGTAAATCAAATAAAGCCTGAATGCCGCGATGTAAAAATTGAAGAAATAGGAACAACTCATGTCGCGGCAAAAATATATAGTAAGAAAACCGGAAAATGCCTGTGTAGCCGCGTTTCTTATTCAGTAGACTACGGAGAGCCAGAGCCAGAAAAATATTACATCTTTGAAATGCCAGATGACGATGAGCGGCAGGCTCCCATTCCAGTACAAAAAATTGTTCTTACTTCCAAAGAAGAAGTTCAAGCATTTTTTGATGCTGTAAAGAAACTTCAAGAGCAGCAAAACAATGATTGAATTATTTCCTAATGTTCCAGGCTACATTAGAGATTTAGCAAAAAATTGGGTTGATTTGGCATTACAGCAACCCAACCCATTTGAGGGTGTAAAAATGGTTTCTAATTTCGCAAACTCTTGTCAAACAGAAGAAGAAAAAGAGTTTGTAGACTTTTATTTTAGATTAAGATTGGAGCAATTAAGAAATGAAAGTAGTAATGATTAGTGGAAAAAGTATGTCTGGCAAGGATACCGTAGCAAACATTATGAAAGAAAAGTTAGAGAACTCTGGAAAGCGTGTTCTCGTAATGCACTTTGCCGATTTAGTTAAGTATTACGCAACCCAGTATTTTAATTGGAATGGCGAAAAGGATGAAGCTGGCCGCAGTTTGCTACAAGAGATTGGCACAACCGTTATGCGCGGCCGTTATCCAACTTATTGGGCTGAAATAATTGGAAAATTTATTGATGCTTATACAATTCCAGAGCATAGTTTCTTTGATTATATTTTAATTCCTGATTGGCGTTTTGTAAATGAATATGAAGTAGTGTACGATTACGCGGCCATTCAGAATAATGAAACTATTACAATTCGGGTAAATCGTTATGTAAATGATGAGTTATTTATTAATCCAAATATGACAGGAGAGCAACTAATTCACATAAGTGAATGTGAACTTGATAATTTCGCATTTAATTGGATTATAGAAAATTGTAGAGGACTTGAAAACCTCGCGGATAGTGTAGACGAAATTATGAAAGAGGAGCATTTTTATGATTGATTATTTCACTAATGAACCGATGCGTTATTGGGCGCCCGCGAGTTCTATGTCTCCAACCGTTAAACGCCAGCACTTGGAACAAATGATTGCTAGTGGCCAATATATATGGAGTCGTAAGTATGATGGCAATTGGTCTCGCGCAGTTATTACACCAGAACGCAATGCCCTCCAAACTCGCGGTATCAGTAAGAAAACTGGAACTTATGGCGAAATTCAAAATAAGGTTTTCTTTTGGGAAGATGTAGTAAAGGCATTTACTGATACTACTGTTATACTTGGTGAAGTTTATCTGCCAGGCGGTATTGATAAAGATGTTGGCTCCATTCTTCGCTGTCTTGATCCAAAAGCATTAGCGCGGCAAAAAGATAAGAAACTGGAATGGCGTATTTTTGATATTCTTGCTCTTAATGGCAAGGATATGATGAATTGCGGTGTTGAAGAGCGTGTAAGACTCATTCCTGAAGTAGTTAAAATGATTAATAGTCCACTAGTAACTGGAATTGATTATCACTATATGGATGAAGATTTCTTTGACGATTTAAATAATATTTTTATGGACGGCGGCGAAGGTGCTGTATGCTATAAGCGTTCTTCTATTTACATCCCGGGAAAGCGTGGTCCTTCTGCTTGGGAAACCTGTAAGGTAAAGCAAGAGATTTCCGCAGATGTTGATTGTTTTATTACAGGCATTGAACCAGCAGTACGAGATTACACTGGTAAAGATATTGGTTCTTGGAATTTGTGGGAAGATGAACGCAGCGGTGAAAAACTGACTGGCGAACTATATGGCGAATACCGTAATGGACGAGCAATTCGTCCAGTATCAAAAGGTTATTTCTATGGCTGGCCAGGCGCGATTTATACTAGCGTATATGATGATAATGGTAACATCATTCCACTATGTAAAGTTGCTGGTCTCACAGAGGATTTCAAAACCGAACTTCGTGATAACTTTGACGAATGGTATATGTGCCCGCTAACCATCGGCGGAATGATGGTTTCAACCGCACAGGCGGAAAGTGATGGAACTGGCATCTCAATTCGCCACCCTTATATAAAGAGTATTAGAAAGAATGACATAGATCCAAAAGATTGCACTTTGTCAAAAATTCTTTCTTAATATAAATAAATAAGTTGTCCCTCCGACAACGAGGAGGATTAAATGAGCGACCTAGAATTTTTGGGTTTTGCTAACGAAGTTAGCCCTTTAGACCCAGTAATGTATCAATATTTTAATCAGCTTTTAAAGAAAAGGACTATTATTTTAAATTCAGAAATTGATGAAAGTATTTTAGAAACAGTAGTTCTTCCGTTAAAAGACTTTGAAGATGATGAAGATAAGACTCCCATTACTCTTATTTTAAATACTCCTGGTGGTTCCGTAGCAGATGGATTAATGCTTTGTAATGTAATAGATAATTATAAGCATCCATTAGAAATTATTGTTCCTTCTTATTCTTGCAGTATGGGAACTATTATTCTATGCTCCGGAAATAACAATCCTAATATTACCAAAAAGGCATACCCTTTTTCATTTGCTTTATTCCATAGCGGCCAAACTTATGTTGGCGGCGAATCAACTTCGGTAGATGATGTTATTGATTTTAATCGCGCAGTAGACAATAAAATCCGCGATTATGTAGTCAAAAATACTAATATTTCCGAAGAACT